AGGTGCTTCACCGCGACCAAGGCGGCGACGATGCCGCTGCTTTTGTCACGCAACCCATTTCCTCCCAGTCTGTTATTGACGAGTGGTCTAAGCTTGGAATAGTGGCCAAGTGTTCGGTTGGTAAAGGTTTGACAGGGTACGAGTTTTATGGTCGCCGTTATTGCACCAAACTCGGCTCCACTCTGCTACAACCAGCTGATTGGCAAGTCAAGCTTGTTCGCGATTGGAAGCTCGCAGCGACGTTCACTGACCCGGACGTCAAATTTGAGGATGACCAGTATCTCGCAGTTTATCTCGAGACATCTGGACTCGCTCATGTCAATTATCTTCCAAACGAACTTGTTGACAAAGTGTCACGAATCGTCCACAAGAAGTTTCCTTACCTCATTGCTTTGTACGCCCGTCGCGTACCACAGTGCTCAATCGGCGCTGCGTCATCGGAGGCCTTCGATTGTCCGATGAAAATGAAAAAGAAAACAGTCAAGACGATTGTTCCAAGCCAAAATGGCTCACGGTCGACCTCCGTGATTAAAAATACGGTCCACAACCTCGTGTCTGAGGAGAAGACGCGGTCCAATCGCAAGGCCGCGCATGAAGCGATTCAAGGCGTTAAGAATCGCGCAGGTCCCCCTCTAACGTCCGAGCAGGAAGCTCTTGGAACCGCCATGTCGATGTACCACCCTGAACTTGTTTCAGGTGTGCGTTGTGTTGACACGGTGTCCACTCCTACTGCTACGTTCCAGTCTACGCAGCGTTACTCAGGGTCCACCATCAACAATGGTGGTACCTATGAGTTGATTGGCAGTGTGAATCCTTTTCTCAATGATGCTGTGTGGGTCGCCGCTACTTACGCCTCTGGCGTTGTTGCCACGTTGGCTGTGGCGGATAGCCCCGCTTATGCAGGCGCGTCTGGAGTCTACACCCACATCAGGTTGGTGTCGTGTGAAGTCACTTTGTCCTTGACTACCCCGGCGTTGAATAACACCGGTACGTGGTATCTTGGCAATGGACGCTTCAGCGTTGCTGGTTCCCTCATTGGGACAGCGTTCAACTCGTACAACAATACGCGTGGTTGGGCTCGAGGCCAGTTTTCTCCAGATGAGAAGGGTCAAGATGCTCGCATGGTTCGATTTTACGGCGATGATTCTGATCGCTATTTTGTCCCCATTGCTGACATCATTACCAGTTCTCCTGCATATGGAGCAAAGACCTGTGTCTTCTTTGGGCTTCAGACTGG